AGCCATTTAGTCGTCTGAAGAGGTATTTTCATGTTTGATTGCCTCCTGAACTGATTCACGTGCATATGCCGTAATCGCATCATGCACTTTCAACTTGACTGTAGCTGATAAATCAAGATATTTCATGGATTCCCTAATCAGTGCCAATTCGGGGCCAGATAATACTTTCAAATGCCTATTCATGGTATTTCTCCCATTTAAGAGATTATAGTATATACAATGTTTTTAAGCTTTTCAAGCTTTTTTACTCCTGTTAGTCGTTTTTTGGACTGACATTTTGTCAGTCCGCACAGTTACATCAAGAGGGTCAACTGTGCTGATTGTCTCGGCGTACTCGAATCGCAAGCGATTCTGCGTTCACCAGACAAATTTAAGGCCCCTTTCGGGGCCCTATAACGGCCGGACGAGGGCGCCGGCCTGTCTCCGGAGCTAAAGCGCTTTCTGCGAAAGCGCACGCTCCCAACATTGCCCTACGGGCTTGCGCCTTCGGCGCTGTCTCCAGGAGGAGATGTTTCCGGTGTAGCTTCGCTTACTGCCGCGGTAGGCTGTTCGGGATTCCGTTTCACTAGTCCCAGTTCAGCCATTTCCTCGGCGTTATCCGGATTATGTACGAAGTCCAAGAACTCCCCTGGATCGTTGTTGAACCTCTTTCTGAGGTTGGAGGGCATATCGGCAAACATATCGTTTGCCTCATTTATGTAGTTTAGCGCTGCATGGAAATCCATGTCAGGCGCTTCCATATATTCTGGCTGGCGTTTAGAGACAAAGTCTGCCAGGCCAGTTCGTTGGTATTTTTTAACGATGAAGTTGATATCAGTGTCCTTTTTCATCGATTGTTTTGTCAGGCCCTCACCTGTATCCAGAGTGGGCCTTACTGAGTGTATTTTATGTGTAAACATTTAGTATTCTCCTGACCATACAGGCCATCTAGTTGCATCACCATTACGTATCTGACGATTTATATCTGCATTTTCAGATTTACTTACTGTTTTTTTTTTACCAGTTCGTGATCCACCATAACGGATATCTTCCCATCGTCCGGCCTGATTTTTAGAATTATCGTACTGATTCATTTTAGTACCGTAGGATTTAGCCGGAGATGGTGCACCATTATTTTTAGCGCCATTAGCCATATAGTTATTATAGTAAGTACGCAACGCGATTAATTCAGCTGTAGACAGATGCGGAAATTGCTTTGCCAAAACTATCCAAGGTTCATCTCTGAAAAGTTTGGCTTCTTGTCCTGATTTCACCGCATCATTAGACGTTAAAACGGTCTGCGCTCTGATCTGGGCAGCGGATGACGCTGATTGAGCACCCTGCGCCGCTGATGCACCAATATTCGGTATCTGGTAACCAGCTCCTGTAGGAGTAGAGGCACCTCCATATTTAGCGGACAGTATAGGATTAAGACCAGCGGCCTTAAGATCCTTGATTTCACGTTGATGTGCACGGTTAGATAACCTCTGCTGAAAATGCATTTGATCAGCTGCGGATTTTTTAGCAGAATTCGCCTGGTATATTCCACCAAGTAAACCAGCACCAGCGCCAAGCGCTGACGAGATAGCCTCAACAAAACCCATTTGACAGAAAAGAAAGGGTAAAAGTAACAGTCGTAACATTATAACCTCCTAGAAATGATCGATCATGCCAGGCACACCAAACATAGGCATCGGCCGCACACAGTTAAGTTTGAAATAGAAATCAGCAATAAATTCCGGTTCAGACGGTGTAGCTACCACACGCGACATTGGAACATTCTCCTCGATGAATGCCTGATTCAATGCCGGCAATGAGGAAAACTCTTGAGAAAGGTGCCAAGCATCGAGAGGAGTAGAAGCAGAAGAACGAAAAGCAGATGTTATCTGGCTAGGCTTATAGCGGTACTCATCATACCTTCCATTGTATCCGAAGACGTCAGTATCAGATCCACCGCCACTAGTACCTTGATAGTAGATCTCACCGTTCAAGACTGCCTGTTCGCCGATCATGGACAATGAAGGCCAATAGAAATCATAGCGGGTTGAACGGCTCCACATACGATTCATACCTTGCTGATATGTGAGATCAGCACGAACATTAATCAGGCCAAGAATCACACCATGTTCTGTGAAGGATTTTGTAAATCCAGTTCCCTGTACATTTCCAGTAGCAAAGGCACCCGTTTCGCCAGCAAAAGGTGGAGTAGTAGAGTTATCTGTCCAACCAGTCTTAATTACAGGATTGATGTTAATAGGCGATGAACCACCGCCCAGGTATTCGACACGTTGATGACGAAAATCGGGACTTGTTACACCAAAGTGACTCTTGATTATCTCGATATAACGTGTACCGCCGCGTGCATCGCGTTCCATTAAGCGCTGAATCTGAAATGCCTGACGTAATTGATTAATTGTTGCCGCAGTAGCAGTAGACAGATCAGCATAAAGTTTTTGTGCTTCTGTCCCAGCAGATAATGTTGCTACAAGCTGCGCACCTGATGAATCAAGATCGCGGTACGTACCACCTGAATCCTGTATCGCAAATTGCTGGCCTAGCGATGCATCCGAGGTAATATTTGCCTGGGTACCCAGAGGCAGATCTACAGAATCGCCTTTCTGAGGCCACGGGAGACAAGAGGTAAAGTAGTCGTGACGTTTACAGCGTTTTAACAATACATAGTCAGCAGCTGTGTCAGGTCCGTCGTCCTTATCGACGACAACACTATCGATCAAGTTCTGATCTCTGAACCATTGGTTAAACGTCAGGTTATACATACGTGGGAGGTACGAATTAAATTCGGTACCGGCTTTACCCGGCGGCAAGCCCATGTAATCGTACAAAGAACCTTCGGTCACATTCGTTGTAATAGTAGGTGGTTGAAAATCTATTGAATCGCCAGGATCATCCTGTTCGCCCATCATCTTGACAAAGTTATCCTGTAGCAAGCGCAAAGGACAAGCAAAGAAGAATATATCAGCGAATAAATTATCCATTATCGGATAAACAGGCGTAGACATACGCATAAAACCGTATGTTTTCAAATGAAAAGTATCGCCAGGTAAATACTCGTCGCAATATATAGGTACTAAATAGTTAGAATCAAATGCTGTTTTATGAGCGCTTGATCGGTCGAACCTCGACCGTGGTATTGATACATTCGGTACCTGGCTAAAATTATGTTTCATTACTGACTTCATCAGTATTTTCCTCCAATTGTGCGTTTACGTTGCCGATCATCTTACGAATGTATAGCGCTGTCCCGATTTCTTCTCGGTCAGCTACAAAAGAACCGTTAGTGTTATCAAAAACTCCAATTCTGTAGAGCGTGTAGTCCAGTGGATGGTGATAAATACTTGACTGCTCATCCATAGCAGTCGTTGCAATTGCACGCATTGCTTCAGCATCGCGGTGCATAAAGAACGGAAGCATAAAAGCTTCTGCTTTATTATCGAATATCGAGTATATTTTAATTTCCATGCTATCACCTCATAGGTTTCGTTGAAGGAGTTTTATCTGTGCGTTTTTTACTTTCTCTCTTACTTCTAGTCTTGATCTTGTATTGTCTTTTACAAATTTTCCTGATCTCTTTACCCTTTCTTTTTTTATATCTTGAATGACTTGTGGATCAAGTTCTTCTTGATATGTGTCATAAGCTCTTGGTGGGCGCATTGCATGCCCGCGAGCAATGATTGTGTCTGATGGATATACTTCAGATCGGTATTTCTCAAACCACAGTTTTCCGATACCCGGATTTCTAGACATTGTTGTATATTCTTTATCAACTTGAAATACCTCCCCTGTAATTGGATCAACTCGTTCATATGTTTTTTTTTCATGCTCCTTTGATACGCCGTCTCTATCATTTGCTATCACCTTTTTCATTATGTACCTGGCTACATATGCAGCCGATTCGAAAGTCACATCACCGATAGTAGTAAAGCCAAGCTTCCAATCATGATCGCACAGAGGACTAAGATACAAGCTAACGCCGTTGGTTTTTTTAAAGAGAAGCCGGTCAGGGTAATCATAACCAAATATGCATGCGTGGTAATGTGGTCGTAGGTTCGTTTCGCCGTACTCGCCGCAATGGAAATAAGAGATTCGTTTTCCATTAAGACGTGCTCGCAATCGCTTCATGTATTTTTGAAAGTGTTTTAATTTTAGGCCTCCGTTTTCTGGTAGGTGTTCGTCATTGTAGGTTAGTGTGACGAAGCAATTATCGTCATGCATTTGTGCTTCGTGTATACACCTAACCGCCCATTGTCTTGACCGTTCAAGCCTGCAACCGATGCAGCGTCCACAGGGAACCTTAAGATCGGGTGAGGGCTTATCAGCCTGGGGTCGAAAAGAGAGCTTGGCACTGTTTGACGAATACCAAGCTTTAATAGGCCGATAGCACGGCATTACAACCGATAGCCGCCACGCATGATGGGCGTCATAAAGTTTTTCCGATGAGTCCGGGAACCGGACTTCCGAAACATACGTTTAGAACTGCGGCGGGATACTCTTGATCTACGCATTTATCTCACTCCTATAGTTTTCTGCATGTTAAGAAGAAAGGTTGAACCTCGCTTTGATAAGTAGCAAGTGGCTAAACCAGTATTCCAAGTATGGCCTATCCAGAATTTTGAGAAAAGCCATTTAGTCGTCTGAAGAGGTATTTTCATGTTTGATTGCCTCCTGAACTGATTCACGTGCATATGCCGTAATCGCATCATGCACTTTCAACTTGAC